CTGGAAGAGAAAAGAAAAAAAAAAAGGCCGCCCCCGAAAGAAGGGGACGGCATGGTATCGGTGCTATTTAGAAATGTGCAGGACAAACTGGTAAACATTTTTTAATTTTTCCTCGTCCATTGCGGATATAAGCCTTTCGATCGACTCTAGCAATTTTTCTTTCGGCGTCATTCTGCACCATCCTCCCAGTTTGTGCCACTCCCAATCAGAACTATGTAATTTTTCTAATTTTGGCACATTTTGTAGCCTCTGTTTGCACTATACGCCCTGTTTACCTTATATTCTGTCAGGTTTTGTCGATGCTGGAAAATTTGTTTCTGTTGACTATTATTATAGAACATTAGTTCCATTTTTCAAGATGGGAATATCACCAAAAAAGAAGTGTAAATTTTCTGTGCGCGTTTGATCGCCTTCCGATATAATGCACGGATTATCGGACTTTTGCATGAGCGTAAAAGAACCGCCAGAGTGCGGTAAAATAGAGAGGAGAATGGGAAATGGGATGGAAAAGAATGGCCGCTTGGGGATTGGCGCTAATAATCCCGCTGTCCGCTTGTACTGCTGAGTCAACAGTAGATGTGAGCAAAAGCCCTCCCCCGGAACAGACCATTGTAGCCACACCCGAAAGTGACCCAATAAAAGACAATATCACTGCTACATTCTCGTCCTTCTGTGATACCTCATTTATAGAGATCTCCCTATTTGGAGATATGACCACAGTGAGTATCTATGACCCTGACATAGCCGCGCTTATACAAGAAGCGAAGGAAGCGGGGTCTGCGCCAGCTAACTGGGAGGATATTAAATCAACTCTTGTCGAGCTATCTAAGAATGCTCCATTACTCCAAGATACTACACGATGCGCCATTTACCTCAAGCAGTCAGAAGCTGGAGAAATATATCTTACTGTCACTGGCGATAAAGTTATGTTTGATGTTTTTGGGGAAGCAGTTACCTATAATGACGAGAAAATTAGCTTAGATGAGTTTAACCAGATTAAAAATGGGATGACATACGACGAAGTAGTTTCGATTATTGGATCGAAAGGAGAACTGCTATCCGAATCAGATCTTGGCATTGGGTCAGAATATGTAACTACAATGTGGATGTGGGAAGGTAAAGGGTCTATTGGGGCTAACGCAAATGTGATGTTCCAAGATGGCAAAGTAGTCAATAAAGCGCAGTTTGGCTTAGAGTGAACAATAAGGAGATTTTACGTATGTTGGACAAAAAAGATTTGCAGGCAATCCAATCCATTATCGCGGACGCTGAACAGCGCATCACCAAAAACACCGTAATGATGATGGAAACCAAATTTGAAAAGCGGTTTAATTTGCTCGCAGAGGGCCAGAGCGCCATCCTGGAGAAACTGGAGCACCTGGACGACATGGAGGTCATGGACACTCGGATCACTGCCCTTGAGGCTATGGGGAAGAAGCTGAACCGTGAAATGGAGAAACTGAAAAAGGCGCAATAAAAATGCCGCCCCCGGTGCTACCAACACCAGGGACGGCTCACATAGGGGTGATAAGGTTTGGGTGCCATATCACCCCTTTATTTTACCAGAATAGGGGGAAAAGTCAATGAGAAGAGCGAACGGAACTGGAAGTATTGTAAATCTTGGCCCGAACCGCAGAAACCGATACGCCGTCAGGGTGTCGTATTTGGAGCGGCCCGGACTGTGGAAGCAAAAGTATTTATCCTACCACAGAACTGCCAAAGAAGCACAGGAGGCTCTCGATAAATATTTGGCATCTAATATCCCGGCAAAGTCACTCGCCGTTACCTGGGGAGACGTATACAATCAGTGGTCTGCCAAAAAGTATGCAAAGGCAGGAGCCGCCTCTATCGCCAGCTATAAGGCTTCTTGGGCGCGCCTCTGTGTGCTAGAAAAGAAGGATATGTGCAAGGTTACGATTGACGACCTACAATCTATTATTGACCAAGACGAGGCAAACGGATTATCGAAATCTAGTATTAGCAATGACAAAATGCTTATGAAAGCACTTTTTAAGCACGCAACAGAGCGCGATATCGTGTATAAAGACTATTCCGCTTTTGTGGAACTTCCAGGAGTTGAAGCAAAGCACGAAAAGGGTGCTTTTGATGATATCACAATTCGTAAATTGGAGAACCTGGCGTCCTCTGGATTCCCTTGGGCCGATACCGTACTAATGCTATGTTATACTGGATTCCGAGTATCTGAGTTTTTGGGGCTCACCAGATTTTCCTATCATCCAGATGGGGACTATTTGCAGGGCGGCCTAAAAACACAGGCCGGGAAAAATCGGATTGTCCCGGTGCACCCTAAAATCATGCCCTATCTGACCAAGTGGCTGTCCATAGACGGTAAAACTATTATCTGTGATGATGACGGGAATGCAATCCCCGCATACAAATACCGCCCGCTATTCTCTAAAGTTATGGAAGAATTAGGACTCCCTTCCGCCACCCCTCATTGGTGCAGACATACCGCCGCGTCTCGGATGAGAATGGCCGGGGTGGACGAAGTCGCTATAAAGCGCATCTTAGGGCATTCCGATGGAGATGTTACCGAGCACTATACGCACGTAGATGTTTCGTTTTTGGCTAAAGAGATCCAGAAGGTTTCCTAAGTATTTGTAACTTTCTTCTTAAATATGTGCAAATAGAACAGCGCACAAAAAGTTCGAAAAAGTTGTTTTTATTGTGCATTCTTCTTGCTATTCTAGTGTTTTTAGTTGTAAAATTAGATTGACTTTTAATGTGTTTGTAATTCGTAGTGAAAATAAAGCTAGTGATTGCAATGCTTACAGGATTTTTTGTAGCTAGTATGTAGCTAGTGCGTAACTTTCGGTGTAAATATGTGCAAATAGCAAACCGATGAAAAAGTTCAAAAATAGAGGGCGGAGGCTATTGCCCCCGCCCCTTGTTTAGCCCCTCACGATGTACTCGTAGTAGCGGGCCAGTTTGTCCTCCGGTGCGTCCTTGTCACAGAGGAACGATTTTGCCATGTCGGCATAAAAATCAATCTTATCGCCGACACCGTGCTTCTTGGCTACTTTAACGTAGTCACTATAGACCATGTTGAGGGCCGCCCAGAACTGGATGGGGTCGCACTCAATCCCACGCTGGGCCATGACCTGTTTGGCCTGCTCCAGCGTCCAGTGAGCGCCACGGGTGCCATCCTCGTTGTCCATATGCTTAGACCATTCATCGGCCATCTCCTTGGTGAAAGGAATATAGCTGGAAGATGCCCCATAACCTGTCATATGTTCTCCACCTTTTCTGTATGCCATCTCGTCCATGCGGTAGTCATGGTCAAACTCTCTCGGAGTCCTCATTTCACCTTCGCCAGAGATAGCGAATCCGATTTTGTTCATGGGACGATTCATCTCCCGTCGCTCTGTGTATGCGCTCCCATCCTCCCGATAGACCGGGGGGACGTAGGGGTAGCCGTAGTGAGACCGGGGACCGTACATCCGATCATCCCAGTATCGGCTCTCTACCCACATACCGCCATCGTTCCGTGGGGCAAAACGCCCATCAGAGTAACGGCGATAGCCCCGATCCTCCGGCTCCATCATCTCAGAGCGCGGTGCATAACGGCCATTGTCGTAATGCTCCCGGCCACGGCGGTCACGAAACTTATCATCGACATCGTAGTTGTCGTAGCTCCGTCCGTCGTTGTAGCGGCGATTGTTGCCACTGGACATGAGCATCATCCGAGTAGATCGTTTCATTTTGACCCCTCCTTACGCCGTCGGGGC